ATTCTATGATCGCAAAACGGAAGAATGCGATCCCGACCTCATAGCTAGAATGAAAATGACAAGGAGGATAAAAGCATGTAAAAATCCAAAAACGGGTGTAGACCTGAACCGCGAACACAGAGTAAAACAGAAACACGCAGAGAAGCTAATCAGGAGTTACGAAAATGATCCTTCGCATGTACAGCGTATACGACATCAAGAGCAAAATTTACCACCCACCTCAGTTCTGCCACAACGCGGGCCACGCAACAAGAATGTTCAAGCAACAATTCTCGAAAACTGGCTCCGTAATGCACGACTTTCCCAATGATTTCCAAATATTTGAATGCGGCGCGTACGACGATTCAACTTGCCAGGTGGAAGCTCTCCAAAATCCCACCCTCATCTGTACTGTCGCGGACCTGCTCGAAGAACTGCCACAAAAGGATGATCCCAATGGAAACGATTATCACCAAGCGTAAAAACGGATCCAAACGCGTCCAACATCGAATCTCGAAAGAGGGCCCAACCGAACAACACCACGCGGAATTCTGCGATATAAACTCAATGATGCGCAGATTCCACAAAACCGGCCTCCTGCCCCAATGTACCGACCAGCCGATTTACGGCGACTTCACCATGGCCGATGATTATTTAACCATGCGAACTCGGATCAGCGATGCTCAAAGCGACTTTATGAGGCTCCCTGCGGAACTCCGCCAACGCTTTGAAAATGATCCGGCTCAATTGCTACGCTTCCTGGAAAATGAGAGCAACCGTCAGGAAGCCATAGAACTCGGTCTGATCCCCGAACCGGCTCAAGAGCCTCCTGATACCGGGTCGGACACGAAAACGCCCTCAGAGGGCTCCCAGGCCCCTCTAAAGGGCAGCAACTCCGAAGCTGTCAAAGCCTCTGATTAGCTTCAGATGCTCAGGCGGGACTAGTAGATACACTTGTTATCTACTAGTCCCACTGACACCACTACTACACGAAAGGCTAGAATCATGGTCAAGTCTCTAAAGCAACGCTCGGTAATGAGCCACCAATTCTCTCAGATCCCCTCTGTAAACCTGCCCAGATCGACGTTTAAACGCGATCACGGCTATAAAACCGCATTTGATGCGGGTAATTTGTATCCCATCTACGTTGACGAGGCCTTGCCCGGAGACACTTTTTCACTGTCTCTCACTGCTGTATGCCGATTGGCTACGCAAATCGTCCCCATCATGGACAATATGTTTCTCGACTTCTTCTTCTTCGCGGTACCCAACCGAATCCTATGGGAAAACTGGGAAAAGTTCATGGGCGCCCAGGAGAACCCTGGCGATTCAACCGACTATCTCGTCCCGCAGGTATACTCCGGTCCCTCTGGATTTGGCGAAGGCGATGTCTACGACTACATGGGCATTCCCCCCGGCAAGGGGGTCTATGTCGATGCCCTACATCTACGAGCCTGGAACAAAATCTACAACGAATGGTTTCGCGATGAAAACCTCCAAGATTCGGTCCCAGAACACGTTGATGACGGCCCTGATCCTGTCGGCTCTTACTATATCCTGCCGCGTGGAAAGCGACACGATTACTTCACTTCGTGCCTCCCCTGGCCGGTTAAAAATGGGCAATCAATCGACTTGCCCTTGGGCGATACCGCCCCCGTCATCGGGCTGGCGAAAGCCAACCAGAACTATGCCTGGGACGGAACTACCACCATGCCCCCGTCATATGAAACGGGCGGCTCAACGACGATATCTTACGCATCCGCCCAGGACATGAACGCAGCTTCAGAGGACGGAACCGTTCGTATCCAAGAAGACCCTAACAATCCTGGCTATCCTGGTGTGTTCGCCGATCTCTCTGCTGCTACTGCGGCGACGATAAACTCTCTACGCGAGGCATTCCAACTTCAGCGAATGTTGGAAAAAGATGCCCGATCCGGTACCCGGTATACCGAAGTGATCCGAGGGCATTTCCGCGTTGAAAGTCCGGACGGAAGAATGCAAAGGCCGGAGTTTCTTGGTGGTGGTACTATCCCCATCCAGATCCAGCCGATCGCTCAAACCACCCCCACGGGTATAGTCCCTGATGTAACTCCCCAAGGGAATCTATCTTCCATTGGCTATGCCGCCGGCGGCGGTATCTCATGGACCAAGAGTTTCACCGAACACTGCTGCATCATCGGTATTGTAAACGCTCGGGCCGATCTCACTTATCAGCAAGGTCTCCGCAAAATGTGGCGGCGTCAGACGCGCTACGACTTCTATTGGCCATCCCTCAGTCATATCGGTGAACAACCAGTACGTAGTTCTGAGGTATATCTGTCCGGTAATCCCGACGATGATATCGTTTTCGGTTATCAGGAGGCATTCGCCGACTATCGGTATTTCCCCAGTATGATTACCGGCTTGCTTCGGTCTGATGCCACCAACTCTCTCGATGTCTGGCACTTGTCGCAAGACTTCCCTGATCGGCCTGCTCTCAACGAGGAATTCATTAAAAGCCAACCGCCCGTGGATCGATGTATCGCTGTAACTGGCGAGAAGCAATTTATCTACGATAGTTTTATAAAATTGCGGACCACCAGGCCAATGCCCGTGTATTCGGTACCTGGCCTTATCGATCACTTCTAAACGAGAAAGAAGGTCTATTATGTCTGGTTGGGCTGCTGCAGGCGCTGCCATCGGAAATGCTGCCGCTGGCTTATACGCTATAAACGAAAACCGCGTCCAGGCGCGGGCTCAACGAATGTGGCAAACGGAGATGAGCAATACCGCTCATCAACGCGAGGTTGCAGACCTCAAAGCGGCAGGGTTGAACCCTATTCTCTCTGCTGGCGGAAAAGGCGCTCAAGTTGGTACCGGCGCCGCTGCAACCTCCAACCGTATGCCCGAAATTGGATCTTCTGCTGTCCAAGCGAAAGCGGCGCTCGCTCAAACGAAAGCGAATGTGGCTGCCGCTGATGCAAATATCCAGAACACGAATGTCAGAACATCACGCGAGTCCGTCGATGCTGAACTCGAGCGGCGAGCGCTCCAATGGTACATTAAAAACCCCAAAGTCCAGGGCGCTGCCAATGCCGCCCTTATCGCCAACAAAGTTGGTATGTCCCCGAATGTAGCTGCTATCTATGGCGGCATGGATCAAGCAGGGGACGATGCCTCTACCCCAGGTGGCTGGGTAGATAAAATATTCTCTGCTTACCAAGCTTCCAGAACCCGCAGGGAAGCGTATCTCAAATCTCTCGAACTCGAAAGGAGACACCGCGAACTCAACCGCAACCGTGACGGCAATCTCACAACCAACGGCGGAAAACGCAAATCTAAAAAGGAGTAAACAAAATGCGATATCGACGCAAAATGAAACGACGATCTTCAAGAAAGCTATTCCGCCGTGGCTCAAGAGTGCATAGGCGAAACGGTCGTAGACCAATGCGCGGTGGCTACCGCATCTAAATAGCTCCAGCCGATTATTGCCCCCGGCATGTCTTTTTATGCCGGGGGCAATGTATGTGTCTTTACCCCTGAACCGCAAAAACTGATCGGAGGCAATATGCCCTGTTACAATCCAGTACCGGCGTATCGATCAATAAAACAAAAGTCCCCCAACGGTAAATCCGTTATCGAATTCAAAGCAGAGAATTCTAAAAGTGGTGATTATGAAAAAATAACTGTCCCCTGTGGGCAGTGTATTGGTTGCAGACTGGGGCGCTCAAAGGAGTGGGCGCTCCGCTGCATGCACGAAGCTCAGCAGTTCACCAACAACTGCGTCCTCACCCTTACAATCAACAACGATTATATTGAGAACAAGCACCAGGACTGCACACACTGCCCTATATTCAAGCGCCATGGAAACCGCTGTGGTCCCGGCTCACTATGCAAGAAAGAATTTCAAGACTTTATGAAGCGTCTTCGGAAGCGCTTCGACGGAATGGAACCTGTCTATGCTGATACTGAAAAAGGGACCAAAGTCCACTATCCTATCCGTTTCTTCCAATGCGGCGAGTACGGTGATAAACTCGGACGGCCTCACTTTCACGCCTGTATATTTAACTTCGACTTCACCGACAAATACTTCTGGAAAAAGTCCAAAAGTGGAACTCGACTATATCGATCTCCAATACTCGAAGAATTATGGACAATCGGTAATTGCGAAATTGGAGAATTGACCTGGGAAGCTGCTGCTTACATTGCCCGATACTGCACCAAGAAGGTCAACGGCGATCGCTCCGCCGAACACTATCTCGAGCTTGACGAATCAACAGGCGAACTCTATTACCTGGAACCCGAGTACATTACCATGTCCAGACGTCCCGGCATTGGATATACTTGGCTCACCGAAAACTCCGGTGACTGCTACCCCAAAGACTTCTTGACCCACAAAGGTCTGAAATATAAAATTCCTGGATTCTATGATCGCAAAACGGAAGAATGCGATCCCGACCTCATAGCTCGAATGAAAATGACAAGGAGGATAAAAGCATGTAAAAATCCAAAAACAGGTGTAGACCTGAACCGCGAACACAGAGTAAAACAGAAACACGCAGAGAAGCTAATCAGGAGTTACGAAAATGATCCTTCGCATGTACAGCGTATACGA